CCTGTAAATCCGCTCGCATTGAGGGCTGTCTAGGGGGCATAACAAGTCCATCCGAGGTTTGTTAGGCCAACGCATCTAAGTCGGCATGAGTCGAGCAAGCATTAATAGCCGTAAGTTTTGCGTCTTTAGCATCCTTGGCTGTGCTGACTGCGGCGGCATCACCAGAGGCATCCGTCACCTCAAGCTGGGTCTGCTCATTGGCTACTTGCTGATACTCAGAGTTAGCCTGACCAATCAACCCCTCTTTACGCTGCGCTACAGTCAAATCTTCCACACCGTAAACAATCTGTACCGGATCAGCAGTAAGATCAAACGTATGAGCAGTATAGATTTGCTTGCCGTCAGTAATTTCAGGACGCACTTCAACGGCTGATTTCCAGCCATATTCTCCAGCAGGAGGCGGTGTGTCCCATACCTGTGTTACTTCTTCGTTTACAACTTTTACAAATAAAGACATAGTAGTCTCCTGTTAATTAATTAATTAAGATCGAAGCGCCCCGCTACTGTATCCCCCTGCGCTCCCTACTAAGGTAGCTATCCAACTCGTCAGCGCACCAACTTGTACCGGAGAGGACTTTGACACAGCAGTACCGTCACCCAACTCTCCCTCATCCCCTCTACCCCATGTCCATATCGTACCGTCAGTTTTAAAGGCTATCCCACCATTGTTGATACCCACGACTGTACTCCAATTAGTAAGCGCACCTACCTGCACAGGAGAGGAATAATCAGTGGTGTTGCCTTGGGCTAATTGTCCACTGCCATTATATCCCCAAGCCCAAAGTGTGCCATCAGTTTTAATGGCTGCACCCCAATTGCGACCGAAGGTGACTTTGCTCCATGTAGTTAGTGCGCCAACTTGAACTGGGGAGCTTTTATTAACAGTAGAGCCATCACCCAATCCACCTGCGTGGGCATTACCCCATGTCCAGAGAGTGCCGTCTGTTCTAATCGCACACCCATTCCCGTCGCTGCTGCATCCTACGACCGCCCATGTAGTAAGTGCGCCTACCTGAACAGGAGAGGAGTAGGCAGTAGTATTATTGTGACCTAATGCACCGTTGTTTCCATAACCCCAAGCCCAAAGAGTTCCGTCTGTTTTAACAGCGAATGAAATAGAGTCACCCCCCGACACTTGCGCCCAATCAGTGAGAGCGCCGATTTGAACAGGAGAGCTTTTATTAGCGGTAGTCCCGTCACCTAATTGACCGTGGTCGTTTTTCCCCCATGCCCATAAAGTGCCATCAGTTTTAATACTCAAAAAACCCTGTCGCGTTCCTGCTAGTTTAGACCAATCAGTGAGAGCGCCAACTTGAATCGGTGAGTTTTTATCAACAAGAGTGCCATCACCAAGTTGCCCATCACCGCCATCCCCCCAAGTCCAAAGAGTGCCATCGTTTCTCACCGCTCCCGCGTGATATAAGCCTGAACTGAACTGAGTAGTCCATGTAAGCAATGCGCCGACCTGTACAGGGGAAGAACGGACGGTGAGATCACCTAGACCAAGCTGCCCTCTGGTGTTATACCCCCAAGTCCAAAGCCCTCTAGGAATTATAGGCTTAGGCCACAGACCTTGCTTCTCGTAATCCGCTGCCTGACCCAGCGTCCATATACCCGATGCGCTGCCACCTTCGCCGTCCGTAGGGCCGGTAACAGTAGGAGCAATGTTTGTGATGAACCCACCCGGCCATTTGCCACTCATTTAACTCTCCGTAACGCTTGCTTCTTTTCGCTAAGGGCTTGCTTGATTATGGCAAAAGGGACTTTCCAATCACCAAACGATTCTTGCCGCATTAATTTCATTGTATCGTAGTAAGGGCAGGTATCGCCTTCCTGTGCATATAAAAAGTAAGGCATGACAGGAGTAACCGTCCAAGTCTCAACGCCCATCGCAGCGGCTAAATGGCTGACCGAGGTACAGGACGAGATCACCAGATCACATGATGCAGTAGCCTGTCGCGTGTCTTCCCAGCTATCTAGTGGAACTTTCTCAACCCACGGTGGACATTCCTCCACAGCTTCATCGCGCTGCAAGGAGATAAACTCCGCATCTATACCCTTCACAGCATTGAACATAAGCTCGTAGGGAAACTTCTTGTGGTGTTCGTGTTCAAACGCACTCTGCCCCTGCCAGCGCAGACCAATGCGCTTACGAAAACCTCTTATGCTTTTGGGTTTGGTGATATAAGGCGTACCAGATAAGTCTTCTAGCTCGAAACCCAGCGGCACAATAGCTGACATACCCTGTACATAGAAGTCATGGTAAGTCCCAAAACACGCCTCATGCTGAACAACTGAACTTACCCCCTCAACATCCACAAATAGGGATGCAAGTGGGCCAGAACAAGATACGATTACTTTACATCCGCGCTCGGCAATAGACTTGGCATAACGCACCTGATGGATTTGATCGCCCAGACCGCCTTCCAGATATAACAGCACTGTGCCTTTAGTCTTGCCATCCCACGGGCGGGTAGGGAGATCAGGAACTGTATTTCCAAAAACCCCGATTATTCGACCACGATCCATTAACTGATAGCCTTTCTGTATCTCTCCCTGACGCAGTAAGTACCATCCCCGATTGTAAGCGGCTCGATGGTTGTTAGGCTCGTCCTGCTCCAGCTTCCGGCTTAAACGCCAGCCTTCGGTAAAGTTACCCATTCTGGACGCAGTTAACTGAAGGTCCAGGTCATGCAATTCAGGAGTTGTGCGGGGTTTATCGAGCCAGAACTCAGGCTGACAGAAGGTAGCGTAATGGTGCTTTAATACGTCTTTAGGGTCTTCGTTGTGCTGCTTGGCAAGCACAGGCTGAATATCGTGCATACCTTCGTAGTGGTGTAGCTCCTCGTCATCTTCCTGAACGCTAGTCCCATCAATAGCCGTGAAGTCATACTCAAAATCAGGTAAACCCAAGAACTCATGGATGCGCTCAAGCTGTGCTTTTGGATCAGCAACAAGGTCTTCGTATTCAACTATGCAGAAACACTCAGGTGCAAACTCATAACCATTTTGCAGGGAAATATAGGCAGCTTTGAGATGGGTACTGAGACCTGCCGAATAGATAAACTCGTCCAGGTCATCAGGTTTAGCTATACGCACAAAGGAAGCCATGCAGTCAGGTATGGAACGCACCGTAGCGATGATCTTGGGCTTTTCCCCAAGTACCTGTGTCATTGCACTGAGGATTGTCGGAATAGGCCAGCCTCGCCCCTTGTCTATAATGACTGGTTCCTCACAATCTTCGTAAAACGTGTCAATCACCGCGCCCATAGTCTGGGCCAGTTTGGTTCGATCCTTGTCGTTCTCGCCAAGAAGTCCCTGCGAGTGCCATGTATTAGCCAGCGCATCCAAAGCAAATACCAGACCTGATGTAGTGGAAACATGGGTCTGCTTGTTCTGGTTGAGTATAGCCGCCAGTACCGTGGAACCGGAGCGAGGTACACCTGATAAGAAATGTATTTGTTTTTTCATGTTACTCCGCTTATAGGCATCTCCTACTTCTTACGAACTAATTATTTCATAGCTTATGGTGTAGGTTATCTTACTCGCGGTTCCACTGGTTACAGCAATCGACTGAGCTTCCATCAAGTAGATCGCAGTTGTCTTGTCTGTAACGATCAACGAAGCATCCGCCGGTACTGAGATGGTAGAAACGATTGCATACGCTGTACCACCTGAAGGGGCAGAACCTTGGGCAACCGCACCGTTGGTGTAGATGTCAACACTTGTATTTACAGCACTGCTTCCATCTATGTTAGCCGCGACAATCTGGTTAATTTTGTAAACCTTGCCACTACTTGCTGCGTTAGGAAGCAAAATAACCGAGGTAGTTGCCGAGGGGGTAAGAAACGTAGTCTCACCTAAAATACTTGTTACATCTACTATATTGGGATTTGCCATCTATTTTCTCCTAGAAACCCATTACCATCGCAAGAGCGATGGAAAGTCCTGCTGAGATACCGGCGGCGGCGGGTGTGCTTGACTGCCAAGTAGTGCCATTTGATGTGAGTAAGTTACCTGAAGTGCTGGGGGCAACCACTTGAACCGCTGATGTGCCATTACCCAAAACTACATAATTTGCTGTCATAGAGGTAGCACCAGTCCCCCCATTAGCTACAGGAAGAGTTCCTGTAATCCCTGTAGTCATTGGAAGCCCTGTTGCATTGGTTAATGTACCGCCTGAGGGTGTGCCTAGCGCACCACCCAATACAACAGGAGCGCCAGCAGAACCTACGTTGACTGCCAGGGCTGTCAATACCCCAGTACCAGCACCAGTGATGTCACCAACTGCAACTGATGATGCTGCTCCGGCAACAACCGCTGTTCCATCCTGCTTAAATACTGACACTCGGATAACACCAGCTAAATCTTTGACCGCATAAATCCTATCGCCAGCAGCACAGGTATAACTTACGCCTCCGTTAATGTTCATTGTCGTAGCGTGATACGTCAGAGGCCATGCAGCAGAAGGTAGCAGTATCATCTGCTGACCCGCATTCATTGTGAGGCTGGTTGAAGTAGTTGTGCCGGTAATGACTACTGTATTACCAGTTGCAGCAGTAAGGTCAACGGCTGTTGCCGAGGCTATATCAGCACCAGTAGTTTCGGCTAATGCGTCAATGGCCTGTTTTACACGTAAGGGTGAGAAAATCTTGCCTGTTGTTACGGTTCCGGCTTCTGCTTCTGCCTGTGTCGCAAGGTCATAAGCACCGGAAACTGAAATGAAGTCCAGAGTACCTGACCCGTTGGTAGCTAGGACAGTTGAAGGAGAACCATCTGCTGTAGGATAAGCTAACCCGCCAGCGGTTAAAAGCCCCGTTGAAGTAACCGAGGTAGCACTTAGAACGCCCGTGGTGAGCGAGGAAGGGTTAATACCGATTTCAACAACAGCCGCCGAATCATTCTCGGTGAATAGACGTTTATCAGCCGTATTTAGTGCTATCTCACCTTCAATTAATTGCGAACTTGTAGGGACATCACCAGTGTCATTGCTATGAAATAATACAATTTCTGTTATTTTAGCCATATCGCACCCCTCGTTAAATTAAAAAAGGGGCTAATTAAAGCCCCCAATATCTCAAGGAGAGACGCTATGCGTTAACAACCATGTTAAATGCCGCATCAGGTCGGTATGTCTTCACGCCATAAATCGTATCAGCGGTGAATAGATAGCCTAGCCATTCTTGCTTATACTGGGTTTGAGCGCGAATATTCTGCTGCTCTGCCAGGATAAAGGCTTCCTTATGGAACAATGTAGCCGCTTTAAGCTCACCACCGGCGCTGTTTTGAGCAGCGGTTTCGGTAACTGAGCAGTTAGCTGTTACATAAAGATCAATTCCATAAAGGTTCCCGATCTTGCCATTTTGAACCCCTCGTCCATCAACAAAGTCTGAAGACACATAACGATCAATGCCCATAAATGTCTTACGGAGTGAGGGTGGAACGACAAAATATCTTTCATCGAAAGGCACTGATGCGTCATCCATGAGCTTTATAAGACCTCTAAAGCTCGCATCTGTAACTAGGTCTGATGTTGTAACCGTATCAACGGCATACAATGTCAGCCCAGAGGATGCGTCAGTGTAGTAAG